CGTTTATCCCGGGAGTGCTGGTGACCTTACCATCTAAGAGCTCGCCTCGTTCGCATATCATCCTCGTTCACGCTATCATCTTCACTGTAGTTACGAGCTTAGTGATGCGGTACTACTGGATTAATATCAAGGGGTACCTCGAGAAGTTCGGCAACTATGGTGCCGTGTGCCCGAACGGATACGCCCCAAATAAAGATCCTACTGGAATTGATCGGGAGGAGTGCATTCCTGTAGGACACCCAACCTACACTGCTGGAACTGGCAAGGTCCCTTCTCCTTCTCCCTCTTCCCCTTAAAGTGTCTGGTAATAAATAAATGAACAGGAAGCAGCTATTATATCTTGTTGTCGGAGCTGCTGCACTATTTGTGTTCGTGAAATATGTTCTCCCTCGCCTGGAGGGATTCGCGAATCCCGATTCGAAAGTGAACCCCAAATGCCCAACCGGGTACACACAGTGCCCTTCGGGGGACTGCATTGATGGCAGTGATCCTCACCAAACATGTCCCGAGGGAACAGATGCGTACTGATTGATGTATCTACCTTTTTGTGTAAAACGGAATTGGTTTTAGTAAGTTAGCCAGTCTTATACTGCCTTGTAACGACTACAACATGACCGATATGCTTATTGATATGAACGAGCACATGATGGCATCCTGCTGGGGTGACGAGGCGATGATTGCCGACCCGCGGACCATTACGGTTCCGTCTGTCGTCAACAAGAACAAGCTCACGTGGGGTATCCCGCTAGAGCGTGTTGTGGAAATTCCTGAGGACGGTGAGTCGCTCATGAAATATATGGAGTTCTGCTCCAAGAAGATGGAGATTCTCGCGAAGGAGCGGGAAAAGTTCAAGGACATGCCTGAGGCAGTCACTTACCTCCAGAATATTGCGCTGAAGAAGTGGTTCTGGACCATGAAGCGCAGCGAGTACGCTGAGTACTACCTCGAGTCTGATCTCGCGATTGCCCATGAGATGGGGATAGGTGAGATGCAGGTTGAGATGGATGCCGCTAAGATGGATGGTGACTGGGAAGGGTATGCAGAGATGCTGCCCAAGATCGAGTACCTTCGCAAGACGATGGCGCTCTACAAGAAGTGGGCAGCAGACAAAAAGAAGCTCGACTGAGCAACACAAAAGGAGATAGGAGACAATTGTCCTCTCCGAATTTTTAATTTACCATCCTGCCATATCTTTGTGTTCCGCCTGGCGCTCAATGTACCTCGTCTTAACATTCTGAGGCAAAAAGTGTTTGTTGAGTACAGCTTCAACAATAGAAGGATCAAACTGTTTGCACGAGAATACATCAAGGTACATATCATTAGACTCTTCGACGAAATGGGCGGTGATATTTGACGTTTCAATAAGCTGAACAAGTGTGTATCCTTTCTTATTGCCTGTTCCAAACATGACTATTTGTGGCTTGCCGTAAGCGACCATATCAATACGCTTAACAAGGGTGTGAGTGAACTGTTCAATATTTACAGGGCAACGAATCGACTTTGGAATGCAGTTGGCAGCATCTACAATTAGATGATACCCCCAGCGACTAATCATTGATATGTTCTTCAAAAAGAAAATAATGTGAAAACCTTATCAATAAACTTTTTGTCTTGAAAAATAGTATATCAAGATGATGTGGATGGGTCTGTACGCTGCTGCGCTATTTTTTGTCCTGACCCCGGGCGTAGTTCTGTCCCTGCCACCAGGCGGATCCAAGCTGACGGTGGCGGGCGTACACGCAGTCGTGTTCGGTGTAGTGTGGTGTTTGACGAACAAGCTCGTTTGGCGCACCCTTCATTAGACACTTCGGATAAACTCCCACTTCAAGTAATCACAGATTTTCTGCCAGATCGCGTCGTGAGAAATTAGGCGATCTCTGGATTTCAGTAAAGGAAAGTAAACCTTGTACTCATCTAACTCTAGGAGTTCAAAGAACTTATAGAGAATGTATGAATAGGATAAGAAATTCGTTCTGTCGTCGGGACAGTATATTAAAAAAGGCGCCTGGATTTCCTGGAACATTGCCCTTATTTTTTCTTCAATTTCAGGAGTAATTGTAGGGGGAGGGTTACCATTAAGTCTAGAAATAATATGAGTAGCATGCTCATAATACTTTGATCTATTCAGCTTTTTTAAGATTTCGCGCATATCTTTTTCCGTGAGTTCTGCCACATTCTGGATACGTCGCTTCTTGATTTCCATAACAACTTCGTTCATCACTTCGTTCGGAATTATGGTTGACTCCTTAGCTTGAAACTGATTCAAAATTTCGTTCAAATGGTTAATTTTCTTGTAAGCGTAATTGTTACGTTCCTTAGGAGGATCACGAAAACTCGGTTGGTCGGATACTACAAGCATGTACTCTTCCGACCCGCACAAAGGACAAACCAAAATTCCTTCATCTGACGATTCTTCGCGCGCAATATTGCACTTATCACAGTGTTCGGTCACAGCCTTCTTGACTTCTGCGGGTTCGCCAGTATTCAACTTCATTCGGGCCGCAAACTCGTCAAATAATTTCTTCTTTGATGGAGCTGCAGTTTCAGTCGTGTTTTGGTGTAAATATTTGGCAAATGTGTTTTGGTCAGTAGGAACGGTGGATTGCTGAACCTTTTCGCCCGACCCGTAATATTTCAGCATGATGTCAGCGTTTTTCAAGTAATAATCAGTTAACGGATTTGTTTGGTCCAAACGTTCAGATAGTTCTTTGATGTCTTCGCGCATCTTAGACGCTTTCAAAATTTCGGGTAACGATACTGACTTTTCCAAAATTCCAAGTTCGGACTTCATAGAGTTTAATTGAATACGCAAAGCATGAATATTTGTGGTTTCGTCACGTATTCCTGTGACAATTGATTGATGAACCGAATCCAAAGTTCCAGAAACAACTTCCGCTTTCTTAGACGAAGTTGTTTCTCGCTGCTTCTTTATTCGAAAAATATTATCCATCTTATTACGTCCTTCAATTGTCGTTTCCTTAAACTCATTTTTTACGAAGAAGTAGGAGCGCACCTAACGAAACCCACGCGATAATTGTTGGAATGAATGTATCGTTCGCAAACGTTTCCTTGATTTTGACTCTGGGACACCTTGAGGAGTCTACGACCTTACACAACTCAGCCTTAAAATCAGGAGTCAGATCTGGAGTTAGCCAGTTAGTTGGTTTGCCTGAAGATACGGGACATTCGTAGCACTTACAAGCTGGGGACGCTGAAGCTGTTACTGAGTTCATGAGGTACACGGGATTCAAGCCTGAAATATCATTTAAAACTCCAAATACAAGACCTTCGCTCTCATTATTCACGTAATTAAATCGAGCTTGAATAGATCCGTCAGGAGCAGTACATGTGCCTCCGGTATTCACAAAGTAACTATCTCCCATTTTTCGACTACCGACTAGTGTGTTCACGTAAGTACCTACAGCCCCCAAATTCGTGCCTAACTGGTTGAATGAACCTTCGGTACCTACACCCAAACTACTAGGCTTTCCTACATTGTCAGAATAACTGTAATCAGGACCCCTGATCTCAGTTTCAGCTGCTGGGTCTTTGTTTTTAACACTACCCCACAGCGAATTCAACCCGAGGTTCGCCATTGTGTTCTAAATGTGATTTTACTTGGCGCTTATATTCGGAATTTGTCAGTGCGCACGGACGCTGTTTCAGGATAGCCGATGACGCTAATTCAAAAGAGTACCCGAACTTCTTACACACAAACAGTAACGCCAAAAATCCCGACCGATTAATTCCACACTGGCAATGCACATAAATGTTTCCGGATCCGGGAGTACGTAAAAAGGTATTCATAGTTTGTTCAAATTTTGGATACCATTTCAAGATGTTTTCGTCCATACTGTCCAGCGCTTCAAGACATACGTAATTATCCGGAAACTTTGTACGAAACCAAAGTGGACTATCTTTATCAAATGCACAGTTTATGACATGAGTAATATTATGACTCCGGACAAATCCTGGATTCAAGTACATTCCAGGACCAAACATAATATTAGTATGTATTTTTGCCGGGGGTTCGTTCTGCCACCCCCTTGTTCTAGCACCTTTCAATAGCCAAGCCATTACTTCTACTGTGCGCGAACATTTTAAACGAAAAACAGAATTTAAAGATTGTGTGACTTAATTTAATCATAACCCATGTCGGTGTTCACAACTCTGATTTACGGCGACGATTCCAATAAGCCCATCGCCAATTTTACGACCACTTCTCTCAAGGATGCTTCCTACGTCGTCAACGCTTACCTAAATACGCTCGAGAACGTAGATGTAACGAAGGAGTTTGTTAAGAGGCAGTTTGATACTCCGTACTATCTCAGCAACCAGCATCCTCCTCGTGCCGACGGCAGGCATTCAGTTCCTGATGTCAGTTTTACGTACAAGCATGAGGAGGAACTTACGATGGAATACCGTGTTCATACCACGATCCACGATCAGGTTTGCGAATGCCCAATCCATAAGAACCTGTCTTAATCTTTTGGAAAACGAATAGGTATTCATTGAATACAGAAAGAGTACAATAAAATGCAGTATACTCCGGTGTTTCAAAACACTCACTTGCATTATGCGACAATAACGAAGCATGGTAAGGAAATTGCATGTTCTCGTAATA